AACGTCAACAAAGTCTGCTTTGCAGTTTTATTCGGCGGCCAAGAGTTCAAGCATTATGTCTTTGAGATTTCAGAAGCAGAAAAGACAGAACTTATCCAAAAGATGGCCGTCAACTGGAGTCATGTCAAATTAGGCACCTTGCCGACACCGGAAACAGTCGATCAAACTAAACTGGTCTATCCAGTTAGCACCGCTGGCGTGATTACAGCCACTCAGGACGTTGAACACGCTATCGAACAACTAAAGGTACTCAAATCCAAAATAAAGGAGTTAGAGACCGTTTACGAAGGTTGGGAAGTACAGATCAGAAACTATATGACTGATAACGAAGAAATCAGAAGTATTGATGGCTCGACGTTAGTGAGTTGGAAGTCATCTAAGTCTAGTGCACGGTTTTCAGCAGAGTTGTTCAAGGCCGCTATGCCAGATATTTACAAGCAGTTTGTCATTGAATCACCAGGCTCACGCCGTTTCTTAATTAAATAAGGGGATAAAAATGAATGATGTTGAACAATACACAGCATTAAATGAATTAAACAATAAGGTGCAAGAGTCTTATGAACGAGGTTGCGAAGACGGTCAAGCGTTTGAACGTCAGCGAATAGTGCCTTTGATTGCAAAAATTAAGGACATGATGATTGCGTTAGACGAAGTTAAAAGTGCGAACGATGTACATAAAGACACGAAAGATTTATGTATTTTGTTTAAAAAAGATTGTCGTGTTTTGTTGAGTATTGCTTTACAAGAATCAGGGGAGTAAATATGAGCAACATCGTACCGTTTGCAGATATGCAACAGATGGCTAAAGCTATCGCTGATTCTCGATTATTCGGTTTAACCGACATCAATCAGGTGTTAGCACTTGGCATGGTCGCACAGGCTGAAGGACACGCCTTTGCTACCGCAGCCCGTGATTATCACGTTATTCAAGGCCGTCCTGCACTTAAAGCCGATGCAATGATGGCTAGATTTCAGGCCGCTGGCGGTAAAGTTAACTGGGAGGTATATACAGATGAACGTGTCACAGGGACTTTTAGCCATCCGAATGGTGGATCTCTTTTGGTCACTTGGACTATTGACCAGGCCCGAAGTATTGGACTTGTTAAACCAGGCAGTGGGTGGCAAAAATTTCCACGAGCTATGCTCCGATCACGCTGCATTAGCGAAGGCATTCGATCAGTTTACCCAGGCTCTGTTACCGGATTCTACAGTCCTGAAGAAGTCCAAGACTTTGAACCCGTGAAAACAAAGGATATGGGACGCATTAAGCCTGAACCTATACCAACTATCACCAATGATGGCGAAGTCGTCTTAGGCGACGTTTTAGACGCTCCTGAAGCCGATTATGGTGATGTTGCCGCGCCTGAATTACCGCTCTATGTGCCAGGCACCGATAAACCGCACCAATACGTTTACGATAATGAAGACTTTATTCGTGAATTCGGTAATTTGTGCGACAGAATCGGGAAATCGAAAAAACTTGATGCGGGGGAGAGGTTTGAGAAATGTAAGGCTTTAGCCCGTGCCAATCAAGATTTTATTGACAAGATGACTGAAATCCAGAAAACCGTACTTAACCGCATGATCGCAACAGCAGGAGAAACCGTATGACTAGCCACATTCCAACCCCTGGCAAGGGTGTTATCTTCCAAAATTCTAAGAAGACTACAGAGCGGCATCCAGATTGGAAGGGGCAGCTCTTAGTGACCAAAGACTATAAGGTGGGTGACACCGTGAAGTTTACAGGGTGGACTAAGCAATCAGCCGTGGGTCAACTCATCGCTATCGCTGAAGACACCTTTGTGCCCGACCCACAGTGGCGCGAGAAGCTAGAGGCCAAGAAGAAAGAGGAGCACGCCGGCACCTATCCGCGCGAGGTCAAATCATTTGATGATGATGATTCGGTACCATTTTGATGCGACACGTTTTACATTTGCCGTACCCACCATCAATCAACAACTACTGGATTGCTAGTGGCCATCGCAGGTTTGTATCCAAGCGAGGGCGTGACTTTAAATTAGCGGTACAAGAGTATGTTGCACTGCACCAATTAGAATCTTTTGGTGGGGCGGGAGTGGAAGTTGATATTGTCATCAGACCACGGGATGCACGCTTGATGGATATTGACAACTCTATCAAGCCTATTCTTGATGCGTTGCAAGACGCAGGACTGTTTGACAATGATGCACAGGTATCAACTGTGACTTGCCACAGGGGTCTTGTAAAGAAGGGCGGTGGCGGTTGCATAGTGATCGTCACCAATGAAACACCACGCATAGAAGAAGTTTAATCAACCAATAAGGTTATACAAATGTCTAGTCCTAAAATACTCATCGCCACCCCTATGTACGGTGGCCAGTGCGCGGGTTTCTACACGCAGTCGCTGCTAAACCTTCCTGCAACACTCAAGGAGGCTGGCATCGAGTCGATGTTTACGTTTATGTTTAATGAATCTCTCATAACTCGCGCGCGTAACGCTCTGGCTAACGCTTTCCTGAAGTCAGACTGCACGCACCTTATGTTTATTGATTCTGATATTGGTTTTAATCCTGCTGACATTGTTAAGATGGTTCAGGCCGATAAGAACGTGATCGGTGGTATCTATCCCAAGAAAGAGATCAACTGGAACACGGTCAAACGTGCAATGGATAACGGTATTGCCAACGATATGCTGAAACACCACACCGGATCGTTTGTGGTGAACCTGGTAGGTTATGCAGCCGAAGTCACCGTACCAGTCGATCAGCCTGTTGAAATTATGAACGCAGGTACGGGTTACTTGCTCATTAAACGTGAAGTGTTCGAAGCGCTAGAGCCTCATGTACCGCATTATTTCAATGACGTGCACGATCTAGGCAACACCATGCAAGCGCGTGACAAGATACACGAATACTTCGCCACCTCGATTGAAGAGGAAACAGGCCGCCTACTGTCTGAGGATTATCATTTCTGCGCGATCTATCGCAAGATTGGTGGTCAAATCTGGGCAGCACCTTGGGCTGTTCTCACCCACGTTGGCACTTACGCCTTTGAAGGAAGGTTGATCCCCGCACCATGACAAACTTCACACAAGACTGGTTCTCACACAACGTGGTGAACTTTAAAGCTATAAAAAATAGATTGCCAGAGTGCAATAGCATCTTAGAGATAGGCTGCTTTGAGGGTAGGGCAACGTGTTGGATGCTCGAGAATATGCTATCGCCTAACGGTCAAATTATTGTTGTAGACACGTTTAAAGGCTCTGAGGAGCATACAAACATTGTTTTAGACAATATGTATGAGCGTTGGCAAGCAAACGTTGATGAGGTCAAGCTACCAGGTCAACACGTTATCCCCTACAAAGGTACAAGCTACGAAATGCTTGCTCATCTCATTGCAGAAGAGTCTAAGTTTGATTTCATTTACGTTGATGGCAGCCACACCGCCTATGACGTAATGACAGACGCTTGCATGGCGTGGGGGATGCTTAAACACGGTGGCGTCATCTTATTTGATGACTATCTGTGGGCTGATATGCCAGGGCTGCTACACCGCCCTAAACTTGGCATTGATTATTTCACAACAATCTTCTCAGAGCAGAACAAGTTAGTCCTATTGGGTTACCAACTAGGATTGCGTAAACTCTAACGCTTGGCGGTGCGCTTGCTCTTCTTAAAGGCTTTAGCAGTAGGCGCACCTTTACTACCAGGCTTTCTCATTCGTTCGCCAGACCCTTTCTTGATCCGTGCACGTTTGCGGTGGATATTGGCATACAAACCGTCTTTCATCTTCTACACCCCCATCTGCGGCGAGCTGCTTTGCCACGCTCACCTTTCCATGACTTAGACCTTGCACAAAAAGACTTGTGGCGTGGATTCTTTGGGTCTTTTGTTGGTGCCTTGAGCTTGCTGCCTGTTGCACGATTGGTCTTGGCTCGACCCTTGGCCGTTAATCCCGCCCCCCTTGATGCGGGTAACTTCTCACCCCTGCCAACAGAAAGATTAGGATTTTTAGCCATTTATCTCACCATAATGAGTGCTGCGTCTTTGACATGAGCAACTCGTGCAAGCCACCCTTTTTCATACTTAGGGTTGTTCAACCCTTTGTAGAAGTTTATCTTCTGCTGACTAAATTGTTCAATCAAATCTTTAGGATCGTGCGTAATCGTTGCTGCATAAGTCAGTGGGCCTAGCTGACCATCCGGCTGGGCACCCACCGCACGTTGCAAGAACAACACGGACTGAGCCACCCCAGTGTTCACCGCACAATCGAACAAAAGGTAGTCAACACCTGTAAATTGTTTATCACCCCAAACCCTGTCCCAGAACAATCGCTTGTACAGAGGCTCGACATCCGTAGGGGTAAGCGTCTTCATTTCATCAATCGTTGCTTGGCGCTCAACATACAATTCCCAAGTCATCATGGGCACGCCAAGGTTTGTACAGCCTAGGCGGCCATCAGGCATATGGTTGCCACGGTCATCAGGATCAGTTGAGAACCCACCTTCGGAGTCTAAGACCAACTCAAATGAGTTTTGCCAATTACTTAACATTAGCTTTCACCCACTTCTGTAATTCTTCAAGCTCTAGTGTTGTCGCAGCGCATTGTCTAGCAAGTAGTCGGTACTCGGGGGTTGCAAGAGTTCTGTCGGTGCTTGCGCCGGCGGTGGACACACTACCGCTACGGGTATTTGGCTGCACGCTGGCAGAATAGTAGTTATTAACAGCAGCAAGTTTCGCTTCATACTCATCTTTAATCCCCTGAGTGATCTGTTCGTGTTGTTTCACAATCTCTGCGTTCTTAGCCTCTTGCGCTTTACCAGCGGCCTGAACTTGCGCCCTGAACTCTACAAATTTTTTGTGTTCGTGATTCCAACCCATGAAGTACATGGCGGCACATAGCGCAAGAGCCGCAACAATCTTCATCCATAAAACACTAGGCAATGGAAACATTATTGATCCTTAAAGTTCTTGTCATCGACTGTTGCAAAACCAATATACGCACCGACTACACCCGTTACAAACAGATAAAACGGTGTTGCAATGGCGCCTAACGTTGCAGAGTTGGAACTGAGCACAAGCAATGGAAAAAACAGACCGGCAAGCATGGATAACCACGCCATCCTGCGTCTGTTCTTCCACCGATCAACCATTACAACGCTTTAAAAAACGCCGTAACCCGTTCCCAAGCCTCTTCGGCAAGGGTTTCAATCTCTGCGGGCAAATTAGCAAGACTTTGCTCAAGACGCGCAACTTCTGCACGGGCGGTATCTAACTCAGACTGCAATTTCTCTTTAATGGTCATAGTAATTCCTTAATTAGATTATTTTGCTCACCCGAGGGTCTACAACCCTTCGCCGGGAGTAAAGTAGCACTCAGATGTAGCTTCACCAATAAACGCAATGTATAGATTGGTGCTTGGGCTAACTTGTTGCGGCACAGTAAACACTTTGATTGTGCCAGGCACGCTCACCAAGCAATACGACGGTGTACCAGCAACGGGTACTGTAGCCGTGACGTTTGCCAACGAACTGACCGTAAAATAAACAGGGTAGCCTGTTGCGCCAGTTGGCTGATGGTTAGCCACACAAATCTGATTAACAGGACTGTCAGCCGTAATCGTAATGGTCTGGCTTGAGGTCGTGACGTTTGCTTTATACGTCTTACCCATCGCCTGAAATGCGATATTGTTAGCCATTAGATAATCCTTTTGCCACCTGCATTACCTGGCTTAGTCGTAGGTGATTGCTTAGTGTTGGTTTGGCCCCCAAAGTTCCAAACCGCCGTAAAACCACCAGGCTGCAACTCACCACTCTTGTGAGTATTGGAGCCATCCATTGACCCATCACGCGGCAATTGAGGCCGCACCGACTTAGCAACCTGTTGGCTCATTTCACTCGGACGCTTGTGCTTGCTCATTATTAATCCTTTCCTTAGTGTTAATACAAAGATAACTGTAAATACAGAAAAACGCCATAGCTACCAATCGTTCCCAGCTCGGTGAATACATCACCCAACAAGCAAGTCCAAACGATAGACCTAATACTAAAATAATCAATAATCGTTGGTTAATCACCGTTAACGCTAGTCTTACTACCGCTATTGCATCCATCAGTTATCCCCTAGTTAACAAAATCGTATTCTAACCCTCATCTTCATCAGATACAACGAAGCCTGATCCCCACTCGTCGTCAGAAATCTTTTGCTTGAGCTTCTCTACGTTGATCGAACGATCTAGGACGCGGCACTTGTCAGTGAGCGACGCGCTTGGATCATTCATTACGTCACGCAAGAGTTTGGCAATGGCCAACTCGAGTTCTGGGTTAACGCCTTTTTGTTTCTTGCTCATGGGAACACATTAAAAAGTCTATTAAAATCAGTTTTAGTTAATGCACCGCCAACCGCACCGGCACCAGTAAGAGCACCTAACCACTTGAGTATTTTTTGTCTGCTTTCTGCGCCAGTCGCTTGATTAGCATATTGAGCTAACTTATCTTTTAATCCGGTTTCCGTTAACCAACCTTCATTTTTCACATCATTAACAAAATCACTAATTTGTTTTGGTGTTTTGTTTTCTAAGATAGTTGCGGCATATTGTTTGGCCAACTCATCCACCGCAGCAGGATCGCCAGTGGCCGCCTTTAATTGC